AAAGCTCTTGCAAAAAGAGGTAAAGATCTTGCTTACAGTGATAGTGCTTTTGAAAGATGGGTAAATAAATATATTGGTTCACCGTTTAGACCAAGAGGAGATTTGCCACAAGAAGTGTTTGAAGCTGAAATGGCAAAGTCTGGATTAAAAGCACGAGATACTTTTAGAGCAAGAGAAATTGTAGAAAATATAACTAGAGAAGTAGATAAAATATTTCCTAGAACAGGTAAATTTTTTGATACATCTACAAACAAAGAACAAGTAGATTTTTATAAAAAAATAAATGATGTTTTATTTGAGGGTGATTTAACTAAACCAATAAATCCAAATGCATCTGATGAATTAATTAAATTATTAAAAAATAAAAAAATACCAGAAGAATCTATAGCAAATATAGTAACAAATTTAAATGGTGCTAGAGGTGAGTTTACTAATTTAATTAATATATTACAAAAAAACACAGAAGGTAAAATATCTGCAGGCGCAAAAGATTTACAAAAAATTATGAAAGAAAGAATTGAAGGTTGGTTAGGTGGCACATATAGAATATTTCAAAAACCAAGAGGTTTGTTTAAGTTGTTTCAAAAGTTTAAACCAACAGATGAGGCATATTCAAGAGCTATAAACTTGTTTAGAAGATATTTATCAAGAACAGATAAATCTAAAGCGGAAGGCTATATATTTGATCCTAGTAGTACAGACTATTATGAAAAAGCAAAATTTTTAGTAGACGACATTATAAATCAAGCACAAGTAAAAAAGAAACCTGGTGGTTTACCTGACGTAACATACCAAGATGGTACAGCTATGTCTAAGAAAAAAACTTTTGAAGGCATACCAGGTAGAGGTAGTAAAGTATTTAGAGAATTATTTGGTGAGATACAAGACCCACGTTATTCTATATTTAATGCAATGACAAACTTATCTGCCGTTGCAAGAACAGCTACATATTTTGATGATGTAGCAGCACAAAATAGAAAAGTACAAAACGAAGGTGGTAGAGGTTTTTTCTGGGATACAGAAGACATGGCAAAACAAGCTGTAAACTCTCCAGGCACAGGTATTGAAATAGTTAAGATAGATGATGTAATACAAAAATTACCAGGTGGTAATACTATTATAAGTCCACTATCAGGTAAATATACAACAAAAGAAATAGCTGATGGTATTAAAAATGCAAACGATATTGGTGCAGGTTTAACTTCTGTTATTAGAGGTAGAGAAGGTGCAAACCCTGCAGAAAAAGCAGTAACGTGGTTTTATAGAAACTTATTATTATTTCCAAAAGGTATATCACAGATGGCTAAAACGATTTTATCTATACCCACACACTTACGTAACTTTTTTAGTGCTGGTGCATTTGCTGGTGCTAACGGTATATTGTTTGAAGGTCTAACTAATCCTGGTTTATTAAAAAGAGCGTTTGCTGAAGGTATAGATACATCTGCATTATTAAAATTTGGACCTGGTAGTGCAGAGGCACAAAAAGCTTATCAAGAATTATTAGAGCTTGGAGTTGTAAACACACAAGTGCAAATAGGAGATCTTATAAATCTTTTAAGAGATGCAACAGGCAATCCAGGTGTTGTATCCACTGATGCAATATTAAAACCTTTTATGACTAAATTAAAAAAATTAGGTCAGTTCTTTCAAGGTAAATATGTTGCAGAGGATGATACTTGGAAGATTACAAATTATGTAGTTGAGTTAGATAGATTAAAACGAGCAGCTATCAAACAAGGTATTGAAACAACACCAGAAGTTATACAAGGATTAAAAAAAGAAGCAGCTAACATTGTAAAAAATACTGTACCAAACTATGCATATGTTGGATCGGCAGTTAAGACTGCAAGAATATTACCTATTGGTAACTTTATGTCATTTCCTGCAGAGATGATTAGAACTACAACAAATATTGCAGAGCAAGGTTTAAAAGAAATGAAACATATACCAGCTGCTGGTGAAGTAATTAGAGGCAGTAACGTAACTCCATATGTTTTTATAGAAGGTAAAGGTCTTGTTAAAAATAATAATGTTAAGTATGGCACAGGATTTAAAAGATTAACAGGTATGGCCACAACATTAGTTGTTGTACCAACGACTGTTGTAGAAGGTGCAAAAGCACTTTACGATGTAAGCGAAGATGAGATAGCAGCTTTACGTCAGTTTGTCCCTGACTGGTCTAAAAACTCAACGCTTGTGCCTATTAGAACAGACGATGGTGAATTACGTTATATAGATTTTAGTCACAGTAATGCGTACGATGTAATAGCACGACCATATAGAACTTTAGTAAATAATATTATAGCTGGAGAAGCTACAGATCAAACATTGTTATCTGGTTTTGTTAATGGTGTAAACGAAGCTGGTGCAGAAATAATGAATCCATTTATATCAGAATCAATTTGGACAGAAGCTGTAACAGATTTAACTGTAAGAGGTGGTAGAACATCTGAAGGTAGACAACTGTACACGGACCAAACACCTGCAGGAAACAAAGCTGCAATTAGATTTTTACATTTAGGTATTGCACTTGCACCATCATACAGACAATTTCAAAGATTAGGACAAGCTGCATTTGGTTCACCAACAAAACGTGGTGATGAATTAAACATAGGACCAGAATTAGCAGGTTTTATGGGACTAAGACCTATTAAGGTAGATCCACTACAATCAATGGGATTTAAAATAGCGGAGTATCAAACAGGTATAAGAAACTCTAGAAGAGAATTTACTGGCGGTTACTTTGGAATATTAAGAGGTGGTAGAATAAAACCAAACGATGTTATTCAAGCATATTATAATTCGAACAAAGCTAGATTTTTAGTTCAACAAGAAATGAATAAAAATATAACTGCGGCCGGTATACTAGGAGTTAATCGTTCAAGATTAAAACAAGAATTTAAAGATAGACAAATAAGTGATGCAGCTTTTGATAATTTATCAAGAGCAAAATTTGAACCTTATTATCCTTCGGAAGATATACAAGAAAGGTTTAGAGAGATAGCTAGAAATCTTGGAGATCCAAATATATTTAGAGAAGTTAGACCAACATTAAGATTAATGTTTAAAGAGTTTGGACGTTTACCATTAACAAGTAGTTTTGAGTCTGATATAAATGACTTTTTATTTGAAAGTATATCAACACCACCGTTGCCAGCTTCAGTTACTTCTGCACAACCCGTTGTAAATACACAAGCAAACTTGCAACAAAGAGATCCAATTACTAACTTGACACGAACACAACAAGCATTACTATCACCCGAAGAACAAATTATTGCTAGTAGGAAAACATAATGACTAAAAAGTCAGCACTACAAAAAATTGAATCACATGAAAAGCTTTGCAGAATAATGCAGAAGCAGACGTTCGAACAAATTAAAGAAATGAAGGATCGAATTAAAAGATTGGAGTATTGGATAGTTGGAGGCATGGGAGCTGTTCTTATAATTTTACTTTCAGATATAAAATGAATCTTACACGGAATTTTACTCTCTCAGAGCTGACTAAATCAGACACTGCAATCAGAATGGATATTAATAACAATCCTAGTGCAGAACAAATAGAAAAATTAAAAGCGTTATGTGAAAATATTCTCCAACCGGTACGTGATCATTTTGGTAGAGTAAAAATAACCAGCGGATTTCGTAGCACTCAGTTATGTATAGCAATTAATAGCTCCGCAAATTCACAGCACGCTAAAGCTGAGGCCGCCGATTTTGAATGTCCAGGTGTAGACAACGCTGAACTTTTTGATTGGATTAAATTAAACCTTCAACCAGATCAATTGATCCTCGAGTTCTACACTCCTGGCGAACCCAACTCGGGCTGGATACATTGCTCATGGATTGAAGGAACACCAAGAGCATCGTTTTTACATGCTTATAAATTAGAAGGTAAAACAAAATACAAGCCTGTATTAGGTAAGGCTACCGATTTAGTATAAAATCAAAAGACAATATTCTTTTTTTATAATAAATTTTGTTTGGTATAGTATAATGCGTTAAAAATTGTGGCACTATCATCATATCACCTTGTTCAACTTCAGGGGTATATAAAACACTTCTGTCCTCTTCATTATTCCAAGGTTGTATATAAGTAGTTCTTGGTGAATTTTTTCTTTGTTGTAAATAAATAATACCTGCGTAACCTTGTGAACCATGATTGTGTGGTGTGTGATAATCGCCCTTGTTATATGTAACTGACCAGGCTCTTTGCAAAAGTATTTTGCTATTAAACTTAGTTGATATTAAATTAAACTCATCTTTAAATATCTTTCTTAACTCTGTTGTTATGTCTGCTTTATTTCTATTACTATAAAAATTCATTCGAGGCATTTCAGGGTATTCATCTAACACCTTTTCTATTGCTAATTTTTTTTGTTTAAATTCAACACATTTAATTTTAAAAAATTCTATCTTAAACACAGGTTCTATTTCATACTTTATATCCATTCTTTTAGTTCTTCTCCTAATACTTCAGATGCAATATTAATTTTTTTACGTAAAGATTTTACTATCTTTTCATCAACAGTTTTTTCTGCAATAATATCTACGTAAGTTACATTTTTTTTCTGTCCAATACGATGTGCACGGTCCTCTGACTGTAAACGCTTCTCTAGGTCATATCCGTTAGAATAGTATATTACGGTGTTTGCAGCTGTCAAAGTAATGCCATAGCCACCCGTAGACGGCGTTCCTACCATGAACCGACACCTAGGGTCGTCTTGAAATTTACGTATATTATCTTGTCTTTCATCTTGTGGCGTGAGCCCATAATAACTAACCACGGAACCTGGACCATGGACCTTTTCAATTTCATCAACTATGTTTTGTATATCTTTTTGCCAGTGTCCCCATATGATTGCTTTACCTTCTGTTTCATCTAACACATCCATTAATTCTGTTATTCTGTTATTACTTATTAATTGTGTGCTGCCATCATCTGCAGTAAAATGACCACAAGTAATTTGTTGTAATCTCATTAACTGTGTAATGACATTCATAGTAGAAGTAACTTTACCATTTAAAGTAGCAAGAGCTGTCTTTTTCATTTCATCATAAACTTTTTGTTGTTCTTTACTTAAAGTAATATGTCGTTTAGTCCAATTTTTAGGTGGTAAATCTAAACAATCTTTTTTTAAAACTCTGTAAGAAAAACCTTTTAATTTATCTGATAGTTCTGCTAAATTTTGAAATGCACGAACTACTTGTATTGTTCTACCTCTCACATGCATAGATTTCATTACAGCATATCTATTTCTAAAAGAATAATACGATGCATGATCTAATAGATAAGGATCTAAAAATTCACATTGTGTATATAAATCTAATGGGTTTTTAGTTACAGGAGAACCTGTCATAATACGTCTGTATTTTGAAAGTTTACCAAGGCCTATAATATTTTTTGTACGTTTTGCAGTTGGTGTTTTTATAGTTGTAGACTCATCTATAGCCATTAATACTTTGTGTGAGTTTAAAAACTTACTAGCAAACTTAACACCTTTTTCTGTAGATAAGGCTTCAACATTCATAACTAATATATGTAAAGAAGTTTCTATTTTAAATAAACTTTCTAATTTTTCTTGTTGTGTTTTTGTAATATTTGGTTGCCATAATACAGTCACATTTTCTATGTGGTCTGGTAAATGTGTAGGTATCTCTTGCTCATACCAAGTTTTTATTACACCCTTGGGAGCTACAATTAAGGCACCATCAATCTTACCTTTGTCATAAAGCATGGACATATTATCTATTAATACTTTTGTTTTACCTGTACCCATTTCCATAAAATATGCGTACGTTTCTTTATTCCATGACTTTTCTAATGCAGTCAATTGATGCGCGTATGGTTTTGTCTTAAATTTATAATTCATCTTTCTATTGACTTATATATAAACGATGTTATATTGTTTGTCAATAATGTCAGAAAGAAAAGTTTACGTGATACAAGAAATTGCTGGAACTAAAGCAGGCAACCCTAAAATAAATATTATAGGAGCGTCTAATTATTCCTCGTCGGGTAAATTTCACTTTTTATTATCAGAGTTTTCACAAATGATTTTTTCTCCTGGTCCACTTATTTATAAGTTAAGACAAGGTTTAAAAAATTATACGTCCGATGATTATTTACTACTTACAGGTGATCCTGCAATAATAGGTGTTGCATGTTCTATTGTTTCTGATATTACAGGCGGTAAGTTTAAACTGCTGAAGTGGGATAAACAAGAAAGAAAATACTATCCCATTGAAATTAACTTATATGAGAAAGGCGAAATAGATGACAATTAATTTTGAACAAGATCAACAAGATGCAATGAAGAGGACTGATAATATTCAGTCACTTGCAGATCAAGTTGAAAGACTAGAGAACTTTGACTTTAGTATAAAAAACACAGAGGAACAATTAAAAGAATTAAAAAAAAGAAGAGATCATGTATCAGGTGAAGTTATACCTACCATGATGGCAGAGATGGGTCTTGCAGAATTAAAACTGCATGATGGATCACATTTAAAAGTTTCAACGTCGTATCGTGCAACCATAACGGAAGCAAATAAAGAATCGGCGTTTAACTGGCTTCGTGAAAATGGCTTAGGCGATATAATCAAAAACGAGATACTCGTGTCGTTTGGTCGTAACGAAGATAACAAGGCGGCTGATTATGCCGAACTTGCAAAAGGTCAGGGGTTCCAACCAACACAAAAGATGAAGGTAGAACCCATGACTTTAAAAGCGTTAGTCCGTGAACGTATTGAGGCGGGTAAAGAAATGCCAACGGAAATTTTCGGAGTTTATTCCGAGAATAAGACTACAATAAAAAGGAGCAAATAAACATGAACCAAGTAGCAGAAAAAAAAGAAGGAGCATTAGCGACAGTAAATTTTGAAGCTGATGCAAACCAAGGAGCTCAAAACATATCGCAAGAAGATCTTGCGTTACCTTTCTTAAAAGTTTTGGGTCAACTCTCTCCTGAAGTAAACAAGAGAGATGCTAAACATGTCGAGGGCGCAGAACCCGGCAAAATCATAAACACTGTTACCAATGAATTGTTTGATGAGATACAAATAGTACCTTGTCATTACAAAAGACAATACATTGAATGGCAAGACAGAGGTACCAGCACTGGTGCACCTGTTGCAATCCACGAGGCAGATAGTGATATCATTAGTCAAACCTCTAGAGGTAAAGACTATAAAGATAGATTACCAAACGGTAACTATCTTGATAACACAGCTCAACACTTTGTGTTGGCCGTGGGTAAAACGCCACAAACAGCATTGATTTCTATGAAAGGCACACAGCTAAAGGTGAGCAGAAAATGGAACTCAATGATGATGGGTATAAAAATGCAGGGTAAGAATGGACTTTTTACTCCGCCAACATACAGCCACATTTACAATCTAAAAACTGTACAAATGTCTAACGACAAGGGTACATGGTTTGGTTGGGACGTAACAAAGGTTGGTCCAGTTACAGATAAAAATATCTATGACATGGCCAAAAATTTTGCGACCAGTGTGGGTAAAGGTGAAGTACAAACTAAACCTGAAGTTCAAGAGCAAACTAAAAAAACTCTTAATTTATAGTATCCTAGGTAGTGGGCGGAGAAGCGAGAGTGGACACCGCCCACGCTTTTAACTTATGAATGATAATATAAATAAAGCTCCTGTAACATATGAAGATTGGTTAAATCTAGGACGGGTAATCATACCCTGCGATACAAAGCAGGCAGTGGTTGAGAAATGGTCTGACCCTGATTTTAAAATTACGAAAGAAGAATGGAGAATAGAACACACAACAAAACAAATAGGACTTCGATTAGATCAATACATAGATTTTGATATTGATAATCCTGTTGTTAAAAGATTTGTTGGTGATCACATAAAATCATGTGGTGCAATATTTGGTAGAAGAAATAATCCATCAAGTCATTATCTTTGGTCAGGCACATCGGATTACAAAAAATTCTCATTACCAAAAGAATTAGAAAATTATTATAAAGATTACGGTCATGGTGCAACTCTTTGCGAGATAAGACATGGCGCAAACAAATATACATTAGTTCCGGAAACAAAATATCATACAACAAATGAAATAGTTAAGTGGGTTAAGTATGAAGGCATAGATGAATACCCAGGTAATTTAAAAGTAGATTTAGGTAAGATAGCATTAGCAGCTGCCTTATGTATTACATACGCAGGTTCAGGACAACGAGATGATTACTGCACTGCAATTGCAGGTGTATTATTAAAACATACAGAATGGAACGTTGATGAAATAGATAATTTTATTTATAAAGTTGCTGTTGCAGCAAAAGATGAAGAATGTGAGAAAAGAAAAAAGAAAGGCACATCACATAAAAAAGCAAATAGAAAATTTGGTATGCCTAAACTTGCAGAAATAATAGGCTGCTCTACAAAAACAATTGCAACTATATTTAGTTGGATAGGTGTGCAAGAAGCTACAAGCGAAGAAGCAAAACAATCTATAGGACAAATAATAGAATATGGTAGCGATCGATACTTTGTAAAAATAAATGCAGTAGTTCAAGGGGAAGCTGTTGAAAAATCAATAACAGTTGATGGACCAACACTTAGAAACAAAAAATTATTTTATGATGCTGTAATTAGTAAAGCATCGGTATGGGTTCCAGAAATGAAAGCTGCAGACTTTGAAGAAATTATGCGTAGAAAATATGAAGCAAGAGAAAAATCTAAGGACTATGTAGAAGATGCAGAAGAAGATTTAAGATTTGTAAAACATTTTAAAAATTATATTTCAGAAGAGAAAGCATATACAAACAAGAAAGAGTTAGCAAATTTTGGTTTACCTTATTTTAATCAACAACATAATATTTTAGAATTTAACTTAGATAAGTTTGAAGATTATTTACACAGACAAAAAGTAAATTTATCTAGAGTAGATTTAGTAATCAAATGTCAAAACATTTTAAAAGCAAAAAAGAATCATGGTAAGTTTCAAAGCAAATCTTGTGTATCTTGGCGTATGTTAAATCAAGTAGTAGACATAGAAGATTTAATTGTTGAAGGAGAATATAAGGAGATAGCTAGTGAGTAGTAAACTTCAATTTATGGTAGGTCCTCCAGGTACAGGTAAGACTTCTACATTTATTACAAGAAAATATACAGAGTTATTAATAAATAAAAAATTTAATTACAAAAGAATAATTATTTTATCACACACAAATGTTGCAGCTGATGAAATTAAAGATGAGATTCTAAAATTAGATGAAATGAAAGATGTAACTAAAAAAGAATTAAAATATAACATTTGCACCATACACAGATATTGTAAAAAGAAAGCAACCATAGGTGAAGAAGTTCTTGATTATGAAGATTATAAAAATCTATGTAGAATAGACTCTATATTTCAAAGACACAAAGTTACTCAATCACAGTTTGATAATAGAGAACATGGTTATTTTAAATTTGTTAAAGAAGCATATGGGTTTAACAGATCTCTCAAAGAACATTGGAAAAAGTCTAATAAAAAATACAATGGGTATTCTATAACTGACATAGAACTAATGTTACCGATTGTAGAAAAATACAATAAAGAAAATGGTAAATTAGATTTTCACGATATGATTAAAAGATTTATAGATAAAGCAATAGAACCTAACATAGATGCATTAATAGTAGACGAAGCTCAGGACAGTAATAAAACACAAAAAATAGCTTTAGATAAGATTGCAACAAATGCAAAAGAATACTGGTTTGTAGGAGATCCCGATCAAACTATATTTGAATGGGCAGGTGCAAACGCACATGAATTTTATACACTATCAAAAGGTGCAAAAGAATTAGAACAAGGACATAGATGTAGTAAAACTATAAATGACTTATGTAAAAATATAATTAAACCTATTTGGGATCATTATGGCACTCATAGAATTTGGAAACCTACTGATACAAAAGGGAATTATTACCACTTACCTAATCTTAAAAATAATTGTAGTGCTATGGAAACCTTATTAGATAAGATAAAAAATACTACAGAAACTTTTTTATTTACTTATCGTCAAAAACCTTCAGATGCATGGATTAAAAATTTTTTTAAACAACACGGTATAGAGTTTGCACACGTAGAGAGCACGGCTCACGTATCAAAAAAAGAATTAAGATGTCATAAATATTGGCCAGATTTTATTAAAGGCAGACCTATGACTTTAAAACAAATAAAAGATTTTTGGAATTACATAGGTAGTAAAGTAATAGTACATGGTAAAGGAGAAGAAACTTTTGATGGGTGGATAAATAAATTTTATACAGTAAATGATTTAATAGATAAAAAATATTTAAAAGAAAATTGTGTACAATACAATGACTTTGCATTGATAAGAACTAAAACAGAAAAAGAAAGAATAGTATACATTAATAAAATTTTAAGAAATGGATGTGATTTAGAAGAGAACATTAGAGTTAAGTATGCGAACATACATAAAGTAAAAGGTTTAACATTTGACAATGTAATTGTTGATGAAACAAGATTTCGACCGGAGGATTATTTTAGTCAGTTACGATTAAAATATGTAGCTTACAGTCGAGGTAAATATGATTGCTGGAAAATAGCATCACAAGATAAATACACACTAGGAGTAAGATGAAAAATAAAAGTGTTTGGGACAAGCAGCATGGCGGGAGCCACTATCAAAAATTTAAGATACAGCCAAGCAAGTTTGTAGTTGAGAATGAGCTTTTATTTCCCGAAGGTTGTGCTATAAAATATATTTGTCGTCATAGACTGAAAGGAAAAAAAGAAGATATATTAAAAGCTATACACTTTTTAGAAATGATACTTGAAAGAGATTATAAAGAAATAGAAAAACCAAAAGAAATTAAACCACAAGACAAACCTAACTCATGGGGGATAAATAATGTGTAATACGCCAGAAGACTTAGATTTAAACGGTATAGATACAGTTGCAGTTGACATAGAAACCTATGATCCAAACCTTAAAACAAAAGGTTTAGGTGCCATAAGAAGAGACGGTTTTATATGTGGTATTGCAGTTGCAACAGGTAAAGATACTTCTTACTTTCCTCTTCGACACTCAGACACCGATATAAACCCTCAAAGAATAAGTAAAATTTGGGATGTTCTTAATGAAAAAATATTTCAAAATGAAAAGATTACAAAAGTATTTCACAATGCAATGTACGATGTATGTTGGATTAGATCTGTAACAGGTATGATGATGAAAGGTAGAATAGTTGATACTATGATAGCTGCATCAGTTATTGATGAGAATAGATTTAGATATTCGTTAGACTCTTTATCTAAAGATTATCTTAATGATATTAAATATAAATATGATCTACAACAAAAAACATTAGAGTGGTCAGGTGGAACTGTAAAAGATCCTATGACTAACATGCATAAACTACCTGCATCAATTGTAAAAGAGTATGCAAAACAAGATGTTAATTTAACTTACAAACTGTGGAGTTTATTTAATAAAAAAATTGACGAAGTATTATACACCAAAGATGATGGAGAACAAAAAACTTGTAGACAAATATTTGAATTAGAAACAAAATTATTTTTATGTTTAGTTGACATGAAGTTTAAAGGTGTTAGGATTGATGTCGCAAAAGCTATCCTGTTTGGCAGACATCTTAAAAAACGTAGAGATCAAATTATAAAAGCAATAGAAAATCTAACAACTATTAGAATAGATATTTGGGCAGCTGCATCTATTAAAACTTTATTGGATCACTTATGTATAAAAGATTACAAAGTAACTCCTAAATCTAAAATGCCACAACTACCAAAAGATTATTTAAAAACACACAGTAATAAATTTTTACGTATGATTGCAAAAGCAAGAGAGTACGACAAAGCAGTTAATACTTTTATCGATGGGTTACTTGGATATGTGCATGAAGGCAGAATACATGCAGATATAAATCAGATTAGATCAGATTCGGGCGGAACGGTAACTGGAAGGTTTTCGATGAGTAACCCTAACCTTCAACAGATACCATCAAAAGGATATATTGGTAAAAAGATGAGAGAACTTTTTATACCTGATGATGGCTATAAGTGGGGTAGTTTTGACTACTCACAACAAGAACCACGTATTGTAGTGCATTATGCTATTAAACTGGGCCTACCAGGCACAGAGACGCTTCAACAGGAATTTGATAAGGATGATGCCGATTTTCATCAAATCGTTGCTGAGATGGCTAATATCTCCAGGAAACAGGCAAAAACAATTAACCTAGGTCTTTTCTATGGTATGGGTAAAATAAAACTACAAAAAGAATTAGGATTAGATCAAAGTGAAGCAAGAAAATTGTTTAATGAATATCATAGTAGAGTGCCCTTTGTTCGTCGATTATCACAGGACCTGATACAGTTTGCAAAAGATAATAAATTACTATTCACACTACATGATAGATTTTGTAGATTTAATAAATGGGAGACAACAAATAAAGAATGGAACCCTGAAACAAATAGATTTAACGAGGTGCCATTGTACACAGAGGAGCAAGCTAGAGAAGCATTCAAAGCAGAGATGTTAGATAAATTTAAGGAAAATAAAATAGATGCTAACTACATGGATTACTTTGATAAATACTACACACCAGCATTTACATACAAAGCTCTTAATAGATTGATACAAGGATCTGCTGCAGATATGACAAAGAAGGCCATGGTAGATCTCTATGAAAAAGGTATAATACCTCACATACA